AGAAGACGAATTACTTATTTAGCTCCAGGTCATCCATTCCCAATTCACGTTGCATTAGTAAATGGCGGACCTCGGGGCTGGGTTAGACAGAGTGAAGTGAGATTAGCATGATTACAAAACTTCAAATTCTTAAGCACGACAACGGTGGAGCTAGAATTGGTGTTGAAATCAAAGATATGGTTAAAAATCTTAAGTGGGTAACTGATTTAAACTATTCTGCTGGAGAGCTAACGTTTGACATCGTCAACGGTAAAGACCCGATAATCCCAGCAATGGGAGCAATTGTAGACTTTGCTTGGGATAATAAAGATATTTTCTGGGGTTTTGTGTTTAGTGCAGAATGCACTTCTGATACTACAGTGAGCGTTAAAGCTTACGATTTTGAAAGATATCTAAAAAGTGAAGGTTCAGTCGTCTTTCAATCGGGAACTCTTGGAGATAGATATAGTAATGTTTGTCGTCGTTTTGGTGTTCCTTTCAACATCAGGGAACAGCCAAATTACAGAGTACCTGCGGAAGTTTGTGATGGTAAAACTGGCTTTGATATGATTAAGAGCGCAATCGATAAGACATACGCTGCAACTGGAGAAATGTACTGTATTGTTGCTAATCATATGATTATTGAGCTTAGAAGAGCGCCTATTCCTACACGAACTCTTCTAGTTATTGATACTCAAAACACGATGAGCGATTACACTTACTCCGAAAGTATTGATAACGCAGCTAACGTTGTTCAAGTGGTTCAAAAGAACACTGATAACTCGCAGACTAAGACAGCAACTGCGACTTCTGATACTGGAGACGATCCAGCTACTACAAGTTTTACGATTGCATCTGCTAGAGGCAATACGATTAAAACTTGGGGTCAGATTGTTAAGGTAGTCAATGCTAAGAACAAAGCAAACTGGGCACAGATGGTTCAACAAGCTAATGACGAATTGAAGAAACGAAATGTTTCAGAAAGAAAGTTAACGCTGGACTGTATTGGCGATACTTCTTTAATTGCTGGCGCTGGTGCTAATGTTAAGATTAAAGACTTCGGCAAAACTTGGACTAATTGCCCTATTTTGAAAGCAACTCATAACTTCGGGACAGATTACACTTGCAGCTTAGAAATGAAAGTAGGTACAAAATGGCAGGAGAACAGCTTATAAAAATGTTGACGGAACGGGGCGGTAGTGACTCCGAATATTCCGATGTTATCTATGGCCGTGTTATTAGTGCTTCTCCTTTAAGGGTACAAATTTCCAACTCAATGATTATTGATGATAACTTCATTGTGTTAGGAAAGCACATAGGTAGCTTTTCAATGAGTGGCAGTTTGACGACTACAGAAGAAAAGAAAGGCAAGGACGGAGAAAAGCCTAAGACTGAAAAGACCACTAAGGCTGCTACTTTTACTTTTGATAACTCTTTAAAAGTAGGCGATAGGGTAACTATGATTAGAGCTGATGGTGGTCAACAATTCTACTTATTTGAGAGAGAGGGCGGTTAATTTGAATAATGAAGAAAATCAAAATCCTACCCTAACTTTTCAGATTGCTAATGGTAGAATACGGAATAAATTTGATGGCTTAGGTGCTATGGTTCAAGCTGTAGATAAGATCCTAAAAACAGAACGTTTTGTTTTTCCGATTTATACCGATCAATATGGCAACGATTTAAATGATTTGCTCGGTAAAGACTTAGGCTATGCAAGAGTTGAAGCTGAACGTATGGTGAAAGAGGCATTACTAGCCGATGAACGTGTAATAGAAGTTGATATCACGAGTATTAACGAGACAAGTCCCAATACTTTAACTCTTAGTGGCGAATGTCAAACGAGTTATGGAAATATACCAATAGAAAGCGAGGTAAGCATTAAGTGAGTCCAAATGAATTGATTACTGAATTTCAAAATAAAGATTATGACTATTTTCTAAGAAAAATGCTTGATGCTGTACCTGATAATATTGATAAGCGTGAGGGTTCAATCATCTATGACGCTTTAGCTCCTGCTGCGTTAGTTATGGGGCAACAATCCTTAGATATGGCTAATGTAATCAAAGAAACTTATATCAAAACAGCTTCTGGAAATTTCCTAGATTATCGAGCAGTTGAACATGGTACAAGTCGATATCCTGCTACTCAAACAGAAGCTAAGGCGAAAGTTTTAAATGATAAGAAAGAACCATTAGACAATATTCAAATAGGCGATAAGTTTGCTAGTATTGGCGACTCGCCTATTTTTTATGCCGTGACAAAGATTAATGCTGACTTAACGGTTGAACTAACAGCGGAAGTTAAGGGTTCCAGCGCTAATAGTTATATCGGGCAGATTTTACCTGTTACTCCAAACGACTTACTTTCATGGGCTGAAATTACAGAAATTACTGCCCCTGCAAGGGATGTAGAAAGTGACGATCACTTAAGAGCAAGATTGTTAAGCTCTCAAAGCTGGATTGCTTACGGTGGTAATGTAGCTGATTACTTAGACATGACAAGCAAGATTGATGAGGTTGGAGCTGCACAGATTTATCCAACTTGGAACGGTGGTGGAACTGTTAAAGTTGTTATTCTGAATAATAATTTAATGCCTGCTAGTGCTAGTTTGGTTCAAAAGGTTAAAAATGTACTTGATCCAGAAGACAAGCAAGCAGAGGGCTATGGATTAGCTCCAATTGACCATGCTGTGACTGTAACTGCTCCTGAAAAGTTGATTGTAAATGTTGATATTTCAGTAAAGCTTGATGACACGAAAGTAACACGGTACGTGAAAGATAGCATTACTAAGGCAGTTGAGGGCTACTTCCAATCATTGAGAGAAGATTGGGCAGACATTAATCAAAAGCTTGGTAGAGGTTATCAAGAAACAATTTATCGTTCTAAGATCCTGTCCCAAGTTATGCTGACGGAAGGTGTGGTTAATGCTAAGCTTCCATCTCTAAATGGTCGTGACGCAGACATTGACTTGGTTTTCACTAATTCAAAGTCACAATTGCCAGTGGTCGGGACGGTGACAATTAATGAGCAATAAGTATGAGCTTCTAAACTATATGCCTGATTATTACGATGGCGTATATGAGATGGAGGAGCTCCTTAAATCCGAAAGTTTAACGCTTAAAGATTTAGAAGACAGCCATTTGAGGACATTGCTAAATGAATTTGTCTCAACTGCTGATGCTAAGGGAATTTCACTCTTTGAAAGTCAACTAGGCGTAGTTCCAGACGAAAACGATACTTTGGAAATGCGCAGAAATAAGGTCTTGATGTATGTACTACCACCAAGGCCAATAACAATTAGATTTTTCAAAGATATGCTTAATAACGTTAATCTTCCAGTGAAAATTGATGTTAATTATGGAGCTAGAGCTGTTGTAGCAACTGCTAAATCTGCTGAAATGACAAGTAATCAGATTAATTACTTGAAGTATCTGTTGAATGTTTATTTGCCTGCTAATCTGCTATATCAAGTAAAAATCTTGCTAAATAGTGCTAAAGTTTCAAATGATCTAAGACTTGGCATTGGTAACATTGTAAAAGCAACAGGCATAGCAAAAGCAAGTCCTAGCCAAGTATTTAACTAGTGAGGTGATGAAATGTCAGAATATAATAAAACAATTTTAACCAATGAAGGTATCGACTTAGCCCGCAGAGCTAACAAGGGTACGGCAACATTCTCTTTGACGCGAGGTGTTTCATCAACTGATAACTTATCAGGTAAGACTGTTGAAGAACTTAAAAATTTAACTCAATTGCCGAGTATTCAACAATCAGTAGTTTTGAGCGATGTGATCAATACTGCTGATAATCCGGATACGGTTTTAGGTGTCAGAATGACTTTTGATAATCAGAATTTGAAGACTGGTTATAATGTTCACACTGTTGGTATCTATGCAAAAGAACCTGGAAAAAATGAGATTTTGTATGGTATTGTTACTGCAAAAACTCCAGAATACATTCCAGATTTTGGAGAACAAACACTTTTCAAGTTTGATTTTTTAATGTATTTGGTCATTGGACGTACGGATAAGGTAACTATAGAAGTTAGTCCTGATGATGTTTACCGTAAGAAAGATACATATAATAAGACTGAAATTGATGCTAAAGTTTCAGATGCTGTATCTAAGTTAAATAATAAAGATGCTGAAATCCTTAAAAGCTTGAATGATTATAAGCAAGAAGATAAAACTTATCATCGAGATCTTGAACAACAAATTAGCATAAACTTTGATACTAAAGCCGATAAGACTACTGTAGAACAACAACTTGGAACAAAAGCTGATAAGGCCAATACTTACACCAAAGATGAAGTGAATAGCAAAGTCGCTCCTAAAGCTGATAAAGGCTATGTAGATAGTGAACTGAATAAAAAAGCTGATAAAGCGACTACTTATACTAAAGACGAAGTAAATAGCAAAATTGCTGGGCAGATTAAGTCAGTAAATGGGCACACTGCTAATGCTAGTGGTGCAGTAACCTTGCCAACTTTGAAAGCTAATACGCTTACCGGCTATGATGTAAAGAACAAGACAGCTACTTTTGACAACAACGCTCATTTTGATGCAAATGGCATCTTTTCAAGATGGCCTGTAGATCAAGGCGTTATCGGGCAACTTGCTGATGCAATTAATGCGAAGCTACCAATTGAAGAGGGACCCGCCAATACTGACCTATTAATGAATGCAGGTAATAAAATAGTTTATTGGCATGGCAATGGGGATGCAGTTAAGAATTTACCGCCAATGAATAATAAAAAATATTTTTTTGCTGTTAAGTTATTTGATACTAATTGGGGTTCTGTAACTGTTATAGATCAAGACGGAGGTTACTGGATAAATACAGCGAATGGCAATGTTTGGACTGGTTGGCGTTCAGTCGTCACAAATGAGCATCTTAAAAAGTTAAAATTTGTAAAGCAGTCATTAGATCAAAGTGGTAATACTTTCCAAGATACCAAGTTTGTAACGCAAGAAGCAGATGGAACTTTCAAAATTAATATTTTCGATAGCGACTGGACTGCAAATAAGGTTGCATGGCTACTGAAAAATACTAGTTCTTATAGCATTGGTGCTAATACTAACTTAAATGATATTAAAGCTCCTGGTCTTTATCATTGTTCCGGTGCATCTAATATAGCTAATCTTCCTGCTGGCGAGGATAGCTGGTTTAATATGGTCGTTAACAGTGATAATTGGAATGGGTCACAAGCTTTGTATGCAACAAATCATAATCAACTCTATATTAGGACTTGGACAAATAGTGGTTTTAGAGGCTGGCAAAGAATAGCTAATGCTGGTGATTTAACTAATCAAAGCATCACTTCAATTACTGATTATGATGTTGGAGCTGAAGTCTGGCATAATACACAAACTAATGGATTTAGTTCATCTGGTAATTTTGCTAATTATCTTGTTGATGCAGGCGCTCTAAAGCCTATTGCTCATTCAATTAATGTTTTAAACTCAAGCGCTTTAATGCGTGGTGGTGGTGAAATGACAAAAGGAAGCACAATTTTATGGCAAGGTACTAATGCTGGTCCTAATATTCATGAGGGAAACATTGGCGGTCTTCAATGGAATGGTGCTACAGACTATGTAAAAATTTTTGGTGATAACAATGCATCTGACAATCTAGATTTAGCCATTCAACTTGGAGACGATAATTCTAACCATATTTCAATCAGGGATAAGGACGGAACAGAAAGAGCAGCAATTACAGCCGGCGGTCACTTTACTGGTAGTACAGATTGGGCACGTGTAGGTGGAACAGGACTTAACAACCCTACTTTAGGTAGATACATTCAGCATAGTAATACTTGGAACGACATTATCGGTCAAAACAATGGGCAAATGGCTCTTACAGCTATTCGTGATGATTCTAACGGGTCAGAAAATACAATTGGTCAACACTCTGCTGGAGTTGCTTTTGGTGGTGGAGATACAAAAGGTGTCTTAAGTGTTGCTTGGGACAAACCACAGGCAAGAATTATTGGTGGTAATGGCAATTCACCTACATGGAAAAAAGATATTGCTTGGAAAGATGATATTAATAATGCCAATCCTTCGGTTACGGTAATTAACAGTTTTGACGTTGCTAATGTGAAAGAAGGACCTCATCAGACTTGGCCTGTAAAACAGCCTTGGCTGGTGGATCAGATGGCATTACACCCGTTTGCAGACGCAATCAATGCGTTGAATACTAATTTAAGTACTTTAAGAACAGAATTAATGAATTTGAAACGGCGTGTTGACTATAACTCTCCGCAAGGTGAATTTAACAACACAACCGTCAATATTAATGACTTGAGGAGTACTGGTATTTATCGTTTTGCAAATTGTTATATTCAAAATGGACCATATCCGACTAATAATACTCACTGGATTTATCTACAGGTGACAGTATTTGATGCTAATACGGTTTATCAGACGCTCTATGAAGGAGATAACATGTATGGTAGAAAGTCATCTAGTCCTACTAATTGGGGTAAATGGCATAAATATCTTAACCAAGAAGTTTAATTAGTTTAGACCTTAGTTTATCTAAGGCTTTTTTATTGGAGAAAAAATTATGGAAGCAGAAAATTTTTCAAAATTATTGAACGAAGTTGTAAGTAACGGAAAAATTAATTTTTATTATTATTCAGATCCCACTAGCCCAAACATTGAATTGCATCACTTAGCAATTCCTTTCCCAGGCGAATTAAGTCCAGTGGATTTACCTTATCGTTGGCATGCAGAAAAGCCAAGTGACGATCTAGTTGACGCAGTTTGGGACGATGACTCGCATAGTTGGATTGAAAATAGTGATAAATCTCAACCAGCTTTAATTGCTAAGTTGCAAGCAAGTAATGCAGCTATGCAAAAGAAAATGGAAAACTACGAAGCAGCTAAGATCAAAGATGCTCAAAATAATGACAAAGTTGCTCAAGCTTTGAGTGGCGTACAAAGGGGACAAGCACAAACTACAGCAGTTCTTGCTCAACTTGTGCCAATGGTTCAACAACTGTCCAAGTCAGTAAACACACCAGACAAGCCAAATGAAGCTGATGAAACTAAAAAAGAAGAAGGTGCTGAATAATGTTTGATTTCGATTTCAGTTCTATCTATTCAAACCTTGAAAGCTTGTGTAAATCTTCATTAGATAATGGGTACTTTACAGACAACACCATTGCAGGATTTGTTCAGCAAGGGACATTTGATGCAGATGGCTATAAGAGAATTACGGGTGATGAGTATGTTGCAGGAAATCAAAGCACTGTGGCAAACGGCTAAACTTAATTTACTTCATTTGATTTTGGGAAGCTTGCTCACAGCTTTTGGAATTGTTCTTTTAGTGAACGATTCCTTTTTTTATTGGCCGCCAGAATGGCAGTGGTTCTTCAATAACGATTTAGTAGATGCTTTTGCAATCATAGTTGGTATTGGCTTGATTGCATTTGTTTTTGCTGGTGGAAGAAGTCAACTTGCTAATGCTGTTTTATTAGCCTGTTCAGCATTCTTTCTGATGATGCTGACAGTCTTGCAACTAGGACATGTTTTTGTAGCTCATGACTATAGCAGATTGCTTTCAATTGTAGCGCTAATTGGGTGGCTATTAGTAATTCAATATTTAGCAGTATTTTCTAAGACTGTAAAACGACGAAAGTAGGTGATAAGAAGTGCAAGATTGGGCTAACTTAATCCGTGAAATAGCACTTCTTTTTTCTGGTTTTGTTGCAGGACTTACTGCTTGGAATGCTCTACGCAAGACTAGTCATGAGGTTTCAAAAGACGATAAAGAAGAATTGAGAGCTGACCGTGATTTATATAGAAATCGTTGGCTTGAAAGTGAGAAAGCTTTTGATGAAATTGATGCAGAAAATGACAAGTTGCGCAAGAAGGTTAAACGGTTAGAAAACAAGATAGATGATTTTAAAGAAAAAGAGGATAGAAAATGAGTTTAGGACAAATTACAGACTTGGTTATTGTTGCTCTATCGGTAGTTGTGACAATAATCTTTTATTTTTATTCAAAGCACAAAATTGAAATTGATAAGAAAGCACTGCAAGGAGACGCATTAGCTAAGGCTGAGCAAATGATTGCTAGATCTGCAGGAGCAATTGTTTTTCAAACTGACAAAGAAGGTGGATCAGGCCAAGAAAAGCTGGTAAGTGCCTTTAATTACTTAACTGCTATCTTAGACATGGCACACTTACCGCACCCTTCGACAGCGTACATCAAAGGTGAGATTGAGAAGTCGATTACTACTATGAAACAGGCTAAGAATGCCGTTGAAAGTATGCAAACAGTAACTGGTCAGTATAAGCCAGTTGAAAAGACAGAAACAAAAAAGGAGGAAAAAAAGAATGCTTAAAATGGTTGATGTATATAGTGGAAGCCCTAGAAGTTTTGCAGCTCAAAGTGGTACTGATATCACTATGGTAAAAGCTACTCAAGGAACTTACTATGTAAATCCATACTGTGATACCGATTATCAGGCTGCTAAGAAAGCTGGGAAAATGCTTGGTGTATATCACTATGCTGGTGGTGGCGATCCTGCTGTTGAAGCTAATTATTTCTATAAAAATACCAAGAATTACATTGGCGAAGCAGTTCCCGCATTAGATTGGGAAGATTATCAAAATCCTAAATTCGGTAAAGACTCAAATTGGTGAAGAGAGTTTGTTGATAAGTACCACGAATTATCTGGTGTTTGGCCTCTTATATATACTGGTCAAGCTTCACTTTCTGAAGTTGGAAATTGTGCGAAAGATTGTGGTCTATGGGTAGCTTGGTACGCTACTATGAATTGGAACAGTTGGACTTTACCAACTGCAAGCTTTAGTGTTGCGCCTTGGCCAACTTATACCATCTGGCAGTTTACGGGTGGTGATATGGATCGCAATGTAGTTAACACGACTCGTGAAGGGTGGCAAAAGTTAGCTAAGCCTAATGTTGATGGAAGACCTGTATCACAACCAGTAATTGCAGAAACAAAACCACGTCCAGAAGTTAAGAAGTGGACTGATGATCTCGGGGATGTTTGGTACTCTGAAAAGGGTACTTTCGTAACTGGTGGAGCAATCAATCTTAGATATGGAGCTAGAACTTCATCTAAAATTATTGCTCAACTCCAAGCAGGTACAGAAGTTAAGTATGATGCTTATAGCCGACACGATGGATATGTCTGGATTAGACAACCTCGATCAAATGGATACGGATACTTAGTATGTCGTGCTGGTAATGAGGCATGGGGAACTTTTAAGTAATTGAATACATAGGAAAAGCCACTCTGGAGTTAATTCTCTGGAGTGGCTTTTTGCGTATTTTAAAAAGTATAGAATCAGATATATAATAGAAAGAAAAGTAAACTTAAAGGAAGAAAATCAGCATGAAAAACAAAACTAAATTAGCCCAACGGTTTGAAGGATTTGATTATGAAGCGTATTGGAAAAAATGGGAAAAGGAACATCCTAATCAATCTAAGGAGATAGACTGGGGAAAGCCAGTAGGTAGAGAAATTTGGTAAATGCTCGCTAAAATGTTCGCCAAGTTTAAAACCATAGAAGGGGAGAGAACATTATTTTTAGTGTTTTTAAATACTGAGCATCGTTAAAAATCAATAAAAATCATATAAATCTCCCCTCATCTCCATAATAAAAGTGTCTGGGAAAAAAGTAATTTTCTAGACTAAAAAAGAACGCTGAAGTTCATTTTGACTTTCAGCGTTCTTTTTATATACTTTCAGCGTCTTCCTTGATATTATTGAATCACCACAAAACAAAAAAGAAAGAGGACGCTTTTTATGTACCAAAATTATATCACAGGACAAACTTCTTTAACACTTAACTTGGACTTTTCCGTGCCAGAAAATCATCTAATAAACGTAATCAGTACTTTTGTAGACTCTATACCTGATGACGTAATGCTAGAAACAACTTCTGATACTGGCAGACCTGCATATCATCCAGCTATGATGCTTAAGATCCTACTCTTTGCTTATTCTAGAAGAGTATTTTCGAGTAGAAAAATTGAAAGAATGCTGGAAGAAAATCTACCTATGATGATTCTAGCCGAAAATAGAAAGATGTCCTACCACACTATTAATAACTTTAGATCTAGTGACCATGCCAATGAAGTAATTAAGAAGTGTTTTGTCTACTTTACTTCATTATTAGAAGATGAAGGTTTAATTCGTGAAAGTGCTGTCTTTATCGATGGTACTAAGATTGAGGCTGATGCAAATAAGTACACCTTTGTTTGGAGTAAAGCAGTTGAAAAGTATCATGATAAGTTAAAAAAGGACGCAGTTAGCTTATATGATGAGCTGATCAATAAGGAAGTTATTAAGACTATGGCCGAAGAAGAGGTTCAAACTAGTCAAGGATTAGAAATTCTAGCTCAAGAAACAGAAAAAGAAATCAAGAAAATTACTAAAGAGATTGAAGAAGAGCCTAAAGTTATTCCAGGTGGATCTAAAAACAAAGTCAAAAGACGTGGATTAAAGAAGATTCTACACAAGCTTCAAAAAGATCTTATTCCTAGAGCTAAGAAATATGAAGAAGCTGAAAAGATCTTTGATGGTCGCAACAGCTACTCTAAAACAGATCATGAGGCCACATTCATGCATATGAAAGAAGACCATATGCGAAATGGCCAATTAAAACCAGGCTACAATATTCAAGCAGCAACTACTAACCAATATGTTGTAGACTTTGCCCTATTCCCTAATCCAACTGACTTTAGAACCTTTGAACCATTTTTAGAACAGATGAAATCTCGCGGTATCTTAGATAAGTTTCATAACATTGTGGCTGATGCTGGCTATGGTAGTGAGTATAACTATTCAATTCTAGAAGAAAATTATTCAGACAAAGATTATCAGATCCCATACACGTTATACGAAAAAGAACAAACACGGAAGTATAAGAAAGATCCGTCAAAGATTGCCAATTGGTACTATAACGAAGAAGATGACTATTACATAGACAAGTCTGGTGTTAGATTCAACTTTAAGTATTATAGTCAGAGAAAAGATCGAACTACGGGCATGTTTAGAGATTTTAAGATCTATGAAGCAGACGAGTTCCAGCTAACCGAAGAATTAACCAAATTAGCTAAAACAAAAACAGGTCGCCAAAGACAAATTCATTACAATCCAAATTGGCAATATTTAAAAGAAAAAGCAAAAGAAACTCTTCAAAGCGAAGATGGTAAACGAATCTATGGCTGTAGAAAGACAGATGTAGAACCAATTTTCGGACATATGAAGAGTGTATTTGGCATGCGAAGAACGCATTTAAGAAGCAAAAAGAAAGTTGAAACAGATATTGGAATCATGTTTATGATGATGAATTTAAGTAAATATGGAGCAAAGAGAAAGGTAAAACCTTTAAACTATTATTCAAAAAAGCAAAAAACAGAGAAATTCACTGCAAAAATGAATTTCTCTGTTTTTTTATCTGGAATAAAAGCCTAG